GTTGTGCGCCAAGTGTTAGGTGTAATCGCATGAGCGATGCCTTGGACTTGGAGAGTCTTAGTTATTGTAGATCCGCCAGGCTGTGTGTTAGTTATCTGGACTTGGTCAAAGTAATCAAGGTCGAGAGCTGCTGTGACCCCTGCTGTGTAACTAGAAGTCATCAAATCAAGGGTCATTGAGTCAATGCGTATTGTGGTGTCTTTGTGTGAAGCCACATAGGCTCTAGCTATGTTTAGTGCCTCTGCATCTGACTCAACAATAAGGTTGGAATATGAAAGGCTGTGCGTGAAATAGGTTGTGACACTTGCGCTATCGGTCGCTGATTGAGCAGTACCACCAGTGCGTTGTGCTGACACGTTATTTACTACCTGTTTATCATCAAAGGCAAAAGTGACGTTAGCGTAGTTGATACCACTGCCATCTTGATTGAATACAGTTGGAGAAGCAGCAGCTGCTGATAACACTTGTGAACGAGACTTGAACACTGCAATGCCACTAGGGTCACAATAGAAAGCCCCGTACTCAGATTGCTCTACGTTCCTCGCCGCCTGTAACACTGATCTAACACTGGTATCAACAGATGAGGCTTGACATGTTGAACTGCCAGTTGCAATTGTTCTCATGCTTGAAGGCCACGACACCATGTCCAGAATCCTGCCTAAACGTGTGCCAGTTGTCTCTGATGCTACTCCGCCAGTAATCGTCGTGATGTTAGACATATTAAACAAGCGGAAGGCATCGACGCAAGAAATGTCCACGTAAGCAATGTCTTGCCCTACTGGATAGGTGTAACGGTAATCAGTTGTATAGCCTGAAAATATATTGTAAGCAGTGCCGTTGTCAGCAGTAATGCGTACTTTCCTAAGAGGTTGTAGGTAGGTGTAGTAAGGCGATAAAGTGTTTTGAGGATTGAAGTCACCATTAGGATCTAATACGCGTATGACAGCAGTGCCAGCCTCATACAGGTCTTGATTAATGTTTCTACCCCTGCGAGTGTCAATCTTGATTGTTTGAGCAGTTACATCAGCAATGAGTGCTGGTGTTGTGCTAGCGCCTAAAGTTCCTATGCCACCAAGTTTGCCGTATAGCGGATCACCAATAGTAAATGGCACACCAAATATCGGGCCATCTGAGAAGTTGATAGTTACTGTAAGGGTTGCTGGCAAGGCCATTAGAGAACCCTAACGCCAGACCAACTACCGCCTGAACCGCCTGATTGAGATGATGTTTCTAAAGATGCACCAAGCATTGTTGCAAGGTCGCGTTCTGTAATGACGTTACCTTGTGGATAGATATTGACTACCGTTGGTAAATTGCTAGCAATGCCACCGGCTTGTCCTTGGTAAGCGCTAGCATATTGTTCACCTATAGCGCTAGCCATTGGGTTATTTGTCATAGGCGTAGTTACTGGTGCGCTAGGTGGCGATGGTTGTCCTTGAACAGGAATGCCTAGTTTAGCAATCTGCGCTGCTATCTTCTCTAAATAATCTAACCATTCAGTGAATGGGTTCTTGGCTGTAGGCAAGTTCTTCAAATAGATAGATAGTTCTTTAGTCTTGCCTTGGACATTGGCAAGTTCATTAGCAACGCGTACAACTTCATCTGCGTTGCCACCGATAAGTGCCATTTGTAGTTCTAGGCGCTTACGATCTTCTTCTGATACTTTGCCTTTGAGTGCTGCAACAATCTGAATCTGTGCAAGGTCAAAGATGGCAGATGCCTTCTTGAGCAGAGCGTTATCTTTAGCAAGTTTCAGAGCAGCTTTATTAGCTGCTGCTATCTGGTCAGCACGCTTCTTGGCATCCCTTTCAGCTTTATCAGCAGCTGCTTTATTAGATGCAGTTAGATCCTGATTAGAAAGAGTGGTACTCATGCCTGATGGCTTGCCCAAGCCCTTTATTTCCTTGATAAGTTCAACGGCTCTTTGTGGTGAGAATCTACCTAATATGTTGCTACCAACACCTAAAATTGAACCAAGAATGCCAGCGCCAGGAATAGATTTTAGTTCGCCTTTGAGATAAACAATTGAATCAATAAAGTTAGCAAGTGAATCTCCAGCATTTTCAATAGATAAAGTAAGACCATCAACCGATTTGTCACCAGATAACGATTGCAATGCACCGATAAGGGATTTACCAATTGCTTCCGATGCGTTCTCTGAGGCTACAGAAAGTTTGCCTATTTGAGCAGCATAAGTAGATGCTGCAATTTTTGCTTGACCGGCGAAAAGTGTTGTAAGTCGTTTTGAAATATCTTCATAACTAGAACTGGCTAATTCTGCTTTAGTAAATCCAAGGTTGAGTTGTCTCAATCCACGAGTATTTCCCACGAAAGCCTGACTCAATGCCTGGCTCACAGTGACGACGTCATAGCCAGTTGCAGCAGCTGTGTCGAGACTTTGATTGAGTATTTCTTGACTTCTGGTGAGCGAACCAGTTGTCTGAAGTATCTTTACATAAGCCGGTTGCAACTGGTCGCGATTGATGCCAGTAATTTTTTCAAGGGTATTTAGATAAGCCTCAGCAGCCCCTGATCCATATTGCAATCCAAGATTCTTGACGCTTTGTGCTAGGCGAGCAGTTTCTGCTTGTTGCTCACCAAATGCTTTGACCGCTTTGCTTGAATACTGAAGTAATGCTCTAGCGCCAAACGTAACTCCAAAAGCATAACCAAGTTTTTTGACATTACTTGTTAATGCATTTACAGAACTTTGTGCAGCTTGAAAGCCTTTTTTACCAGTGAACTCTGCTGCAATATCAATGACTACGTTACTCATACTGCCCTTCTCAAATCAACCATTGCAGCACGAGCTTTGAACTTTGCGTTAGTAGTTTCAATAGCCTTGAATATGGCGACTATCTGCTTACCTTCATCTTGTTCCCAAGCGCGATAAATCAAACGACCGCGCATGTCCTCATTGGCTTTTTTTACCCCATAAAGTCTGCCTTGACGTTGCGTAAAGTTACGACCTGCATCTGGATTAGTTGAGTGAGAATAACTATTGCTTCCAGCACCCTTGCCAATCCAAGGTTGCCCATTAGGATTCTTGCGACCGGCAGTTTCATAAATTGCACCGACTGCTGAGTTATTCTTTATGCGAAAGAGTGAACGAAATCCGCGAGCATTAGGCTTACTATAACCAGTACGAGTGACAATGCCAGCCTTTATTGTTTTTGCATTATACAGTGGAAATAAGCGCACTCTGCCTTCAGTATTGAATGTACGAAAGGATGAATTGCGGCTAGTTATTCTGCGACTTCTTTTTGCCTCATCCCATCCATAAAGGTTGCCAGGTGGTGTTGAGGGAACAAAGCCACGAGCATCCTTCTGAATAACATGCAAAGATGCACCAATTTCTTTTGTCAGTTCTTTTTGCAAGTCAGGTGCATACTTACCAAGAGCCTTACGGAGTTCAATTACGCCCTTTACGCTTACTGGCATCGCTGATCTCCTTTGCTCTGTCTTTGAGTCCATCCAGCATTGCCTTGAACATTGCCGAATCTAACTCAATCAAATGTTGTGGCGCGATTCCTGTCTCAATACTCAAACGAGCAACGAGATAGGTGAAGGAATCACGCCCTATGCCAAAGGGTCGTCATCGAGAACTTCTACTCTCACGAGTGTGTCCACGAAGTCGTCCAGTGGTTTTACCGTTTCACCCGAACGTCTAATGCATTCCCAAGCAAGCCAATAAACATCAGACTGCTTCTCATCGTCACGAAAGGCCTTGTGAAAGCCTTTCTTTGCGTAACGTTCAAAAGCCATCTCAATTGCCGGAGTTACCTGATGCTCAGATACGTCTCCACCAACTCTTGTTATCTTTAGTTTTGCCATTGCTTTAGCCCTTTTCTATTAGATTATGAAGTGGTAATTGCTACTGTGCCGTTGACGTTCCATGTTACAGATTGTGTACCAAGATCGCTAACTGCACCGTTAATGTCTGTTGTCCCATTGACAAGACATGACATTGTGTAAAGTGGATTTGTTGCTGATGTTGCAGCTGATGTCTGCTTGAAAGTGACTGCTGTCGATGATCCCCAATTTGCTTGGAGAGTAGCAAGAACTTTTGAAGCAGCTGTGTCATTGAAGAAGTCAATAGTTACAGATGATGCTTCTAGCCCCTTGACAAACTTGTGTCCTGAGTCTCCCATCGCTGTTACTTCAAGTTCATCAAATGAACGGTTGAGAGTTACGCTTGAAACGTAAGCGCTTAGATCGACCGCATTGACGGTGACTACTACGCCATTATTTAGAAATACGGCCATCCTTTATTCCTCATCTTTCTTAGTAGGTTTTGGTGCTGGTGTTGCTGGTGCAGTTTGCCCGATTTTCTCGAGAAAGGCTGCGTTTTCTTTTTCCCAATCGGACATAACTAACTCCAACTCGTAAGGATTGATACGGACATTTCACATGTAAGTAAGTCACCAGATGCAGCGTTTAGAACGCTTGGTGCAGAGACTGTGCCTACATTGAAAATTATGCTTGATGCAGCTAACAAACTAAATGCCTTGACTACGAAATCCTCAATACCGTTGAGGTTCCCTTCGTTATCAAAAAGCGGACACACGAGCATGACTTTGAAGTTAGCCATTGGTGATATTGAAGTCTGTGAATTATTGGTAGGCGTGATATATGGATCATCAGGGCTGACGATGCAACTGTTTGCCAATATCGTTGCCGGTGGGAAAGCAAAGGTTTGCCAGCGAGTGTTATCTACTAAAGCAGTGGCAAGTGTTGTCCGAAGAGTAGTTATCGCTGGTGTAGGCATTTATCCGACCATACTGCGAGGATCTGTGGCATGACTAATGAGGCCTCTAATTTTGGCGAGAAGGCTGTTTGACATGCGCCATGGTGAAGCACTGCCATCGATTGCAACGCCACCTGATGAAGGGACAGCTCTGGCCTGAAATATATCTACTGAAAGCATAAGTGATGCTTCTTGAATTGCTGTATCTACAGTCCAGTCAGTTGTTGTATCACCTGTCACTGTGCCGTAAGGTGTCATTGTATTTTTTTCAGTTGCTGATGCAGCAGAAATTGTGTACGTAATACTCAACTCTGAAACGTCTGTAATTGTCTTAGTGCCATTCCATGCAGAACCACAATTTGTTATTACTACTGAATCTCCAACAATGAAGTCGTGAGCAGTCTCAAAATATAATGTTGCTGTAGTTGTAGTCTTTGAATGTGCTATTGCAAAATCACTTTTGACCCAAAGCATAGGAAGTAGGACTGCATCGGATGCGTCACACACTTCTTGTAATGTTGCGTCACTGTATAACGAACCAACGCCAAGAACCGCTTTGAGTTCTGCAATTGTTGTCAGTGACATGATTTCCTTTCTAAAGACTCAGTGAGGGCAAGGGCTATGCCCCCACTGAGCGACTTAGTTACTTACAGATTATGTAAGATTGTAGCGGCGTACGCCTTTTCCACTCTTGCCAACATAAATTGCAAGGTAGCCATAAAGTGCAATCTGAATTTGACCAGTACCAAGAAGATTAACACGAAGTTCTGTAGCTGGGCTTTCCCATGTATAGACAGAGCCAGGAGCAACGAGGAATGCTGACTCGTCGATAATGCCTGAAACAGAAATGTTGTGATCAACTATGAGGTCAGTTCCAAGAACGTTGCCACGAACTGAGTTTGGTGTAATTTGACCTGATGCATTGACTTGTGGTGATGCAACTGTGTAGAGAGGACGCTTTGAGTCATCAACATAACTCATGATTGCAGCCCACTGATCAGTTGAAGCAACTAACTTGTTAGCATAGTCGCCACCAGTGCCCTTGTAGGCAGCTGCTGCTTCAGTTGAGATGAATGATTGCAATCCTGCTGCTGTTGCAGCAGTTGTTGCAGCTTGTGTTCCTGAAGATGTCCATGCAGCAATAAGTGCGTTATCTGTTGCTTTCTCATAAGCCTTGCGAAGTTCAGCCATAAGCAATTCCATGAACGCAGGTGAAGATCTGTCAATGAGCTCAAAACTCACTTCATTTAATCCACTGTATTTTTGTACAGAAATCGTGTCATAGGCTGAGGTCATTCCTGTTTCTGATGTTGCAATTCCTTCATTGATTGCTGCAACTGTTGGTGCAGTGTTTGCTGAAGATGCATTTGTGTAAAGGCGTGGAATTGTAAATGACATTCCAGTAATTCCTGCAAGTGATCCACGAGTAACTGCCTCAAATGCTGGGCGACCTGAGAATGTGTCTGTCAAGAATGTATTTAGGTGTGGTGCAAGTGTAAGACCTGTATTTGTTGAAGTTGAATCATCTGCTGCAAGAACAGTGCGACGAGCTGTGTCGTCTCCCATTGCTGCCTTGATGTTTGCTTCGAGATATTGTGCGGATGTGATTGGTGCTACGCGCTCGCGCACGTTTGTAACAGCAACAGTTGGGCGAGCAGCTTCTACAGCCGATGCCTCAACTTCTGGAGCCGCTACTGTCTCAGGAGTGTTCTCCACGATGACTGTCTCGCTTTCTGTTGGTTGGATTTCTACAACTGGGATGATTTCCTCAGCTGATATTTCAAGCACCTGCGCTGTTTTAAATGCAGGTTCTGTGACTAAACTGACTTCTTTTAATTTAGCCAAACTTACGACAATGTGGCCATCGCGCGATGGCTTTGATTCGATAACTTCAGCACCGACTGAAAGACCACTAACGAGTCCTTCTTGTGCCATAACAAGTGCATCATTACCACCTGTTGAACGTGAAAGTTTGAATGTTGCATAAATGCCATCTGGTCGAACTGTTGCAGTAACCATGCGACCGACAGGCTTCTTCATGTCGTGTTGCGACAACAATTTGATTTTACTCGGATCAGAGATTTCAATAGAACCAGCTTCGAATACAACGCCGCCCATATTTGTCTGACCAATTTCGCCTGTTCCCATTGGCACAATCTTGCCTGAGATTTCGCGACGTTCTTCGCTGCACTCAATTGATGAGGCTTCAATAATTAGTTGTTCCATTAGAGTCCTTCACTTCCATTAGGAGTTAGATCGGTCATACCCATTGCCTGTTCAGTTGTAATAAGTCCCAAAGCAAGTAACTTTTCAATAACTTGTAATTCAACAAGTGGGTCGCTCTTTAGGAATGTGTCATAAACTGCAAAGCGCACTTCATGACCTGTGGTTGAAATATCATCCATGCTAAAACGAGACTGAACTGCCTGAATGTAAGGCTCGATGGACAATGCATAAAATTGCTTGCGCTCGTCTTGGACGTTGGCATAAGTCATTGTTGTATTCATGTCTGATGACAAGTAATAAGCAGGGACATTAGCCAATCTCGCGACTTGAGTTGACAATGTTTGAATTGAGTCGTTATAAGACATGTCTTTAGGACTAAATGCCACTGGAGAATAGTCCAAAGTAGATGTCAGATAAGCAGTTGAATTATTTTGACGAGCGCGTTTGAAGGCTGAAAGAAGTCCTTGGACTTCTGCAGGTGGCAGGTCAGCACCAGAGTTCTTTAGATAGCCTGCTGGTTGTGGGTTTGCAGAATTGACGGCAGCTGCGCGTTCGACATCGATTGCAGATTGAATAGTGCGACTGCCGCGTTCTAATATGCCTTCATCGAATCCTTGAATTGTAACAATGTCATTCATTGAAATTGCATTGAGATCGACGTAATACTGAGTGACCATAATTCCTTCAAGGTCAGTTGTAAATGTAACGCGTGAGTTAGCAATCCATTCAAAAGCTGCTGGTCGTCCATCCTCGGCATATCGCTCGGTAACTAAAAGATAACTCACACCATAGAACATAAGCGAATCGACAATCCAACTCAAAGTAATAAATGATGGCTGGTTCTTTGATAATTGATTTATCCAACGAGGTGATGCAATAACTTCACCAGTAGATTTTTTGTAATACTCTAATGGGATTGAGGCAACGGTTCCGCAGATTAGATTTCTAGCTCTTGCTACGCTAGGAACTGACATAGCATCGCGACGTGAAACTTTTGCAAAAATTGCATTGTAAATCGAGGGCATATTCTCGCCCATAATTTGTGGGGCATATTGCGCTTCAACAGTCGCCTTATTATTAGATGATACCGCTCGCGAAAATATACCCATAGACAGAAAGGATACCATTTGTCAAGTTATTAGACAAATTCCTATTGCGTGTCTAAGTATAAATTTGTGGTACAGATTGTGGCTTCATTAGATGGCTTACAACCATGGCAATGGAGATAGGCGCTGATACATCTCCTGCGCTCTTACGTTTGACAATTCGCCATGCGCTGTCATTGACTTTAGCTGCGCAGTTATTGAACTGCTGGATAAGTTCATCCTGTCCATTGTGAACTACTTTGTGATTGACAAGGCCATCAAGTAGATCACCGCATGCTTGATAGAATTGCTGACCAGAACAGTCAAGCGTCACAACTCCGGCATTGGCAAGGCGTTCAGCAATTGAGGCAGTTGTGTATTTGTCAAACAAGACCATGCGAGGCCGATAGATGTCAGACCAGCCCTTTATACTTGCAGCAATTCTCAGATCATCAACTGCGACCTGTGACTCAAAGGTTTCAAGGATTCCAATAGCAATCTTGCCATCAGGCATCAATTGACCTGCCACTAATGATGCGTTTCTGCGACTTGGTGAAACATCAAAGCCAAACATTGTCAAAGCTCCTGGTGTTATAGTCAATTCGCTATTGCTCGTTTCTTCAAGCACGCCATGAGGCCAAGGCGATTGCAAACTGTCAATCCATTGCGTTAACGATTCCGTTCTAAAGGTTTCAATTGGACTTGTGCTTAGAGCTTCCTCAATTGCACTTTCCATGATTGTGTAATTAAGGGCAGGATTCGCATAAGACCAACCGGATCTGTCATCCACCTTGCAATACTGTGGCGCTGAGTATTCATAATAACCAAACGACTTAGGCGGATGGTCTAAAGCTCTTTCTCTTAAATCGTTCAGAACTTTCGAAAAAGCATCACCAGCGTTGCTAGTTAAAAGTACATGCGCACCGGCATGGGCGCGAGTAGTCGGCATCGCAGCTCGATAACCATCTTCATCGATTTCTCGCAATTCATCAATAAACAACAATCCATTTACTGACCTGCCACGACTGCCATCTCTAGTCGATGCAACAACATCAAGACGAGCGCCGGATAACATCTCAATTGACTCGGTACCGTTTGCGTATCGAATCTGTTTGACAAAGCCTTTGAGATGGTCGTTGTTTTCAATAAGTTGAGTGACTTGTCTAAACGTATCCAAGGCCATGGATCTATTACTAGACATTATGAGAACGTTTGTTTCCCATTTGATGAGATGAGCCAAGATAAGCATTCGAGCAAGGTGAGTCTTGCCATTCTGACGACTTACCAAAAGCAAATTGCTACGCCTAACAAACAAGCCATCTTTTCCAATTGTAAGCATGTCTTTTAACACATATTCCTGCCAAGGCAGTAAAGGCGTCTTGATTATTTCGCACAGGTCTTTGACATCTTGTAATTTGTTAGGGCCTGTAAGAAACCCGTTGTGAAGCCTTGGTTTTGTTGCCCCCAGCAGGCGCTTGGACTTCTTGGGTTTATTTGTCATTAGATCGGGTTAGGTCGGGCAGTAAATGGACTGTCTTGGTGAACCTTTGACCGTGTTAGGGAGGCGGAGACTGGAAAGACAGGGGGGGTGAACGCTGGTGCTAAAAAAACGCCTGCTGAGCGTGAGCCCTTTGATGAGTTGCAGCGCTTACAACAAGCCACCATGTTCTCCATGTTCATTGTTTGGTCTGGTGCTTTAGATACCGGAATGATGTGGTCAACTGTTGTTGCTGGTTGCTGACAGTAATAGCATGTCCACTGATCACGAGATAACACGTTAAGTCTTATCTTTCGATAGCTGCGTGTATCTCTTGGATCATTACTCTTTAGTGCCAATTGTATTTCTTCCAATGATCTAATGCAGCGCATGTATCTGGTTGCCCATCTACCTTGCCATAACGATGTGCTATGTAAGCCAATCCCCAGTCTATCTGTTGCAATGGTGTAGCTGTAGCCAACCACTTACTTCTACCTTGTGGTATTCCATGATGTGATCCATTAGTAGCAGATGCTTTCCAAGCAGATTCTTTTCCATAAAGTGTAGATATACATTTGTAATGGTCTTTAGTTAGTTGTGCTTTTGCATACTGCTTTGCACTCATATGTATATCTGGTGCAGCAGCTGATGCTGGTAAGCATAGACCTGCCCCAACAGCTAAACTAGCGGTCGCGAGCAGTCGGCTGAAGCCGCTCGCTAGCGAGTTATAGCGTACTGGACGTGTCAAGTTAGAGCGTGAATCTTGGGAGTTTCTTGTCATTTATCTTTACCCCATCCTTTGCCCTTGAAGATTGCAGCTGTTGGTTGGTATAGGCGAATCATGATTGATTTACACTTACAATAAACAGTGTCGCCTAAATCATTGACGGATCGTGTAACTTCTTTAGTCTTATTGCACGACATACATTTATATTCATAGATTGGCATTTCTTTCATCCTCTATTCTACATGTGCTACATATTGCAGTAATCCATGAGCCGCATTTATTGCAACGGTTTATTTGTAGTGATGCTTTTGAATAACCTGCTTGAAGCAATAACGAGACCAAGTCATCGAATCTGAGCATTGCCCCATATTGCGAGGCATCTTCCCCTTGCCCGTTGAATCGCATAACAACAATTGACAACGATTCCCCAATAACTGCCCTTTGTGTGACTTGGTCTAGCCATGCCTTAGGTTGAAAGGCAGTGCGAGCTTTGATTTCGAGGTCGAACGGAACCCCAGTGACATCCTTGCCCTGCCTTCCAGCCCCAGCCGACTCAGCATGTTCCCACCACTGAGCCAGATATTGTGCTACTACTCGCTGTGTGCGATAGCCGCGATGTTTCCTGCTTTGACTAGCCATTGACCGCATGACACTTGACACATTGCCA